ATTATTTACTTGTTCAGAGCGCTTGGGTTTGATTTGACGAAGAAGATCGAAGACTACTTTGCGCCTGGTCATTGGATGTCTGCATTCCTGGACATCATCGTCCCGCAAGCTCGTATGCCGAGAGATGCCGTCGCTTGTGTTCTCTCTCCACGTGCTTGTTTCCTGAAATTTCTTCAGGATCCTTTCTTGAGAATCCAAGCGCAGCGTCTTTGCGTTGGCGATGTCAATCTCGATCCGGATCATTACATTCCCCGGGATAGAATTGCAGGTCGGATTGTCACTTCTCGTCTCTCGATGGAAAAACCAACAAGGCATCCATCAAGAAATCCAAGTCCGTTCCACGTGTCCCAAGCGTCGAAAATGCAGATTCGAGTTGATAACTCAGAAAATTTAGAGTTTTGGCTTTCCATTGATATTTCTTCCTTCGTATTCCCTCGTGATCATCCCATTCATCTTCTATCTGCAAAGTGGATGGTCTCGCAAGGAAGAATTTCTTGCAAAGAAGATGACTCTTCTTGCGACTTCTGGGTAAGCGCTTATTTCGATTCTTCTTTCACGAGAATTCGATGCAATTGCATCAATTCTCCGACTTTCTGGTTGATCCTTGAACTTCATCATGATTCCGAAGTCGATGGTGGTGAGGTCGCAACTTTGAGCCGTAGACGTAGACTCATTTAAGCGAGTTTTAGGCTTCAGTACTATGATGCTCTTAAATCGGCGGATGTTGCAACGATCTATTCTAAAATTCTGATATTTCACTTTACTATTGTAGAGCTTTGTTTGTCTGTAATTAATCGTTTATTCATTATTGGATTTGAATTCGCAACTAATTATAAAGATTATTTGGAATATGAAAAAAGCAACATTCTTTTCTACATCGTAGCTATAGCTAGAAACCTTTTAAAAATCGTAGAAGAAGTGAATATTTTCAACGTGAAGACTATTTCGACACACGGATGGTTGCAGAAAAGATGGTTTCACGAATAGCGACTTCGGTGATTTTCCAGATAATCTCTCCGGCGACAGGTTCGTGTCCACGGTACTGCGACATGACAGATTTCGCCATGACAGGTTTTGTTTTGAACATCAACGTTCCATGATCGGTAATGTGGTATAAATCGCTCGGAGGAATCACAGGAGAAGAGTCCTCTACAGCCACAACAAAGAGCCCGATTCTGTGACCACCTTCGATAACGAAATTTTCTTCGTTGCATTGTTCTGCGAGTAGATAGCTCTTCGTCGCTAGAGAGAGCTTTTGTCCTACAAATTGCTTGAGCTCCGTGAAAAGCAAAAAGTCGTCCTGACGATGAGCGAGTGTGACGTGACCAGGGACCTCTTCTGAAAAAGCTGCTATGTAGGACGAATCGTCAGGTTCCGATTCAAACGAGCGAAGGACTCTGCAAGGTACTGGAGTGGATTTGGAAATCTTGCATGCATTCTCGCTGACCGAATCTCTTGACGAATCGACGATGATAGCACCTGGCAGCGACTGGAAAAAAGATTGGGATTTGAGACTAGGGTAATAAAATACTCTTCGAAACGTCTCGGACCACTCTGGACCCACGAGTTCCGGACGAAAACAGTGATCTGTTCCCTCTCGCTGCAAAATACGCTCTTCATAGAACTCAGGAGACTGCAAGCGGCTCGGAACTGCCAAAGTGAGCTCAAATGCTAGTTTTGTTCTTTTCTGCGTATCATCGATCATCCGCAACATGCTGCGCAAACCAGTGTCATCAGGAATGTTCTTGTCCAAAACGATCCTCGTGCAACCGGATTTCAGAACTTTCGCGAAACTATCCGAGAACTTCACTTTCTTTGCGGTACAGTCGTCCGAAGAGACGATAGTAAAACCGTGATCTCGTCTCAACATCTCCGCATGTGCACTCTTGCCTGCAGCCAAAGGCCAAGCGGGGAAAATAACAAGAGAGACCTGAGTCAACGATGATTTCGGCGGCTGCTGGACTTTCGCAATTCTCACTGCTTCCAAGAGTTCGTCTTTCGTCGGGTTCACAAGCACTTTGTTCCGAGGATCGCGTTTCTCGAAAGAAGGAACCCAAGACGTTATCATGCCATCATACATCTTTTTGTTCAGCAAATCCGCACCCGACGGAGGAAAGACCACTACCACGCTTCCATCAACGGCTTTGTTTCCCAATGGTGTGGACTTTATGCGATTGCTCGAAACGCAAACGCCGTATGCTTCTGTAAATTCGTTGCTCGTAATCGTCACGACTCGGAAATCACAAACGTATAACTTCGAGAAAATCGAAAAGAAGGAACTATCAACAGTTGCAGGATCGATAATCGGAAAACCAAGCAAGTTCCGAATCGGCACAGTCGCCGGGTCGCCTGATTCAAAGAAAGATTCGAAATACTTCAGATAATTTTTCTTCGCTTCGTCTTTGAAATCGTCAGAAAGACAGAGCAGATGAGTGTAGATGGCGCGAAGGAAGGTGTCCACTGACGACCGATGATTAAGAGGAACTGACCAGTTCACCAAGAAATGACGAATCATGCCGTCGATCGCATCTTCTCCATCTTTGAAAAGTCTCGTGAGGTTGTTTCTCACACCGAAAGTTCGAAGGAGATAGGCGAGACATTTGACTTTCACAGTTTCGTGAATGGTAACGGGGGTCAAGTGTGAAATCTCTTCCGGTTCACGAAAATCTTCGCCAAAATCAATCGCCATTCCTCGGAAAAGTTGGAAACCAGAGCCGTGCAGAGGAAAGAACTTAAAGACGTCGTCGTTTGTGATCTCGATGACGACGGACAGACGCGCGCCGTAGACATAGGTTCGCAGAGTGATATGCGGAGCGTACACGAGACGAATTCGTTCGAAAGCGACGGCGTTATATCGAATGAGTAATGACCAAATTTCATCCTGTGAGATATCTCGACGAGAGATAGGTTCGCGAAATCTGATTTCTCTGTAACCTTCGTCAGTAACAGTAGTAGTAGCATCAGTATCAGCATACCCATTGCCATAACCCATCTCACCTCTGTCACCCCTGCTACCACCAACGATAGTCGTAGCGTATGTGTCTCGATCTTCTTGCAAGAATGTAACGCCTCCACAAGGCTGTTGAAGCGCTTGTTCAATGGAATCAGAGAAGAGCATTGCGTTCATAGAATACGCAGTTCGTAAAACATCGTCTTTAAAAGGATCCATGGTCTCATTGTACTTTCTTATTTTCTCTTGGAACTCCGCAAATGATTCTTCGTCGACACTGAGTTGCTGACACACCAGGCCTTCAAGCACTTCTCCTTGTGTGTCGCCATGTGACAGAAATTCTAGTTTGACGCCGCCGTTCTTGCGAGTGAACTCAGATATCACAGAATCGACTTTCGACCATGTGGCTACCCAGCGCCATTCTTCCAACAAACACGAAATTCTTCCAACCGTCTCTGCACTCTTCACAGGAATCCACCATTCTGTGTTCACAGGCAGTCTCCACTCGGTCGCAAACTCAGTGATGTCGATAGGCGAGTAGAATACACGTTTGTCGTGGAAATGGTCCATCTCCGGTACCTCTGCTTCTGATTCTTTCTCTTCTTTCGGTGCACTGATTGCAGTAAGCACAAAATACGCAGCTCGCGGCGCGGCGCCATGTTGACCTAGACGATCTTTCACCACCAATTCGAAGGATAAGCAAAGGATGTTCGCGTACAAAAAGTCGCAGAGCTCAGAGAATTTCACAGCATCATCGGGCCAAACACATTCGTAGTACTTCTTGAACAGAACCATAAAGAGACGCGTGAAATCGTTACAACTCGAGTTCTTGGAATTACACACAGCGACTCCATGTCTCTTCCCCCCGAAGAGGATCAAAGAACCGCTATGCTTCTCGGTCATGCGAATCAAATTTGCATTCACACCCTTCTGCAAATCAGAATTATCAAACTTCGGATAAAAGTTTAACGAGGTCCTGCCTTCAAAATACGTGTACTCCATATATAATAAGAAACAATTCTACTTGAAATTGTGAAGCGGTCTGTGATTCGCGAGAATCATCTCTACATTGTACCGGTGGTATCATATCATTTTTTACTGAAAAATGCAAAAATGGAAAATAGTATATACAGACTGTATTTCATTTGTACATGATTCTAAAGAGGAAGGAGTTTAACCCTTTACCAAAAACATATATGGTTCTGAAAAATCGTCCATCGGGCGTCGTTGTCCATGTCATTTACCCTTTTTTCCCTCCGAGTATTATTTTATAAGACGAGTTGAAAGATAACGCCACCTAGAGGACGAATTTATATGTTTTGCGTGGTTGTGTGTTGAATTCTTTTATGAAATTTTACTTTTCCAGGCTAGTTGTGAGCTAAGTGCGTCGTCGATTCACGAAAGCTGTGAGTCTGTCACAATTTCAACGCCAACATCTGAGATTATAGATAGAACTTTTGAAGAATCTTGTAAAATGGAGGTAGAATGGACTCTTGCTGTTGCTTTACATTCGAGTTTTCCCCCCTAATATATCGCTTCTTCTTTAAAGGAAACCAATGCTACCAGTGCTACCACTGTCACTACGCCACCTTTAAATCCGCTCAAATGTCGCTTCTACCGAAACAGATTTCCCGAAGTGGGTGAACTAGTGATGACAAACGTTAAGAGCATAAGTGAAATCGGCGCTTATGTGACTCTACTTGAGTACGACGATGTCGAAGGATTGATTCTGCTGACCGAATTGTCGAGACGTCGCATACGTTCTATCAACAAGCTGATACGTATAAACACGAATGAGGTGGCGATGGTACTTCGAGTTGATCAAGACAAAGGATTCATCGATTTATCGAAGAGACGCGTAGACCCCGAGGACGTGAAGAGATGCGAAGAGCGTTACAGTAAATCCAAGCAAGTACATGGTCTGCTCAAACATGTAGCGGCTATGTTTAAGAAGAGCTTGGAAGAAATGCACGAAATCGTTGGTTGGCCTCTTTATGAGAAATACGGACACGCTTTTGACGCTTTCAAACTCGCTGTCTCGTAAGAGGATAGATTCTACTTTTCCTCTATCGTTCGTTCTTTTGTTTGATCGATCACTTTTAATACTTGCAGAGAGTCAGAGGAGAATATCTTCGAAGGCATGGACGTTGAACCGAACGTTATTGCCGCTCTGCTTCATCATGTCAAACGCAAATTTGCTACTCAGCCCATCAAGATCAGAGCAGACATAGATGTCACTTGTTTCAGCTACGAGGGAATCGATGCGATTAAAGAGGTTGGTCGCATCTTTCGTTGAAGAGCACGTGATCTCTTTCTTACTCCCTCGGATTTTTTCACTCCTATTCGATCGCCATCAAAGGCATTGCTCGCAGGCGAAAGTTGCGGGACTGAAAATACAATCGTGAAAATCAGACTCATTTCTCCTCCTTCCTATGTCATGACGACGATGACCCTCGATAAAGAGTTTGGTATTGATGTGCTCAACACTGCTATCATTGCGATTAGGGAAACGATTACATCAAAAGGGTGAGTGTGCTTGTATGGAATGTCTCAATTCTATTCAATTCTATTTTGCAAACTCTAATGCTGCTCTGACTTTTTGATCCTTTTTAATTCACAGAGGAACTATGGATGTCAAAGTAGCCCCCATAGCGATCTCACAAAGAGAAGAATCTGAATTTCAGGCGATGCTCGACCGTCTTGCAGCCGAAGCCGAAGAAGTTGATGGCGATGAGCCTGATGAGTACTAGATGGAATCAGAGTATCGTAGAAGTTCGATTTTCCCATTTTATAATATTCTATCTTTTGAGCTAAAAAATCGTTTGATAGACCTTAGAACTCTTTTGTTTGCTTTGTGCTCTTTGGTTTATATAGTTTATAAATGGTAAATATGATAATACTCTACTATCATTATTCACGAACGTAATAATGAAATTAGAAGCTTTGGTATGAACGAATTCAGATCAAAATTATTTGTATCATGGAGGAGTATTGAGCTCTAAATTCGTATTTTGTTAGCTTTTGCGAAATTGTAACACAGAATCGCAAGTAGAAGATAAGCAAATATGCACGCGTTTACGTATTTATAATAAGACAGAAAATAAACCCCGTTGACTTTTGAATCTAACCATATCACCACCGAGTCGAACATATGACTCACCCATACATTATCATTGGGAGACGTTCTGTCTTGATCGAAAGGAATCGGACTAATATTCCACATGGTCTTCTGCATAATTTGTTGATAATAAGCATCAATATGAACTTTTCCTAGATAGTCTTTATAAGTTCGAAGAATTTTTTCCATACCCCTTCTGTGGATGATGTATGAAGAAGCCAAGACGGTTCCAGCTTGTGAAAGATGTTTCCAAGGAGTCACATGAGGTACAAGAAGAGAATGCACGATATCAAACCATGATAATTGGATCATTTCCCAAGAGGCATCTGTTTGCATGAATTTTTGGATTTCGTCGTAATCGAGCGAATTATAGGAATCTGTTTTTTTGATATCGTCTTCAAATACTAAAACTTGGTTACAACCAGCATCATAGGCAGAAGTTATCACTGCGATGTGTGATTTAAAACAACCGATACACCCACCCAAAGGATCCGGTTTCGGTCTGTAGTAATTAATTTCAATCTCGGACTCAGACTCAAACTTTTTCATCTTTGCGTATCTGTCTGGTCGTGTAACCAGATTGATACAGTAAATTTTGTCGACGGAGTTGTATATTTTTTTCATCCTTGATTAGAGTAAGAGGAAATTTCGTGCTTCTGAAAATTTTGTATGACATGACAGTACATCTCAGAGGATCCTCTTTATCATCCGACATGTTAAACGGGTTAGAAGAAGAGTTGGTCTTGGATATGATGTTTTTGCAGTACTGAGGCTCTGATCTTTGCATAATCCTCGCTCGCAAGCAGATTTTTTCGTGAATCCAGGCGATGAATCGTGCAACGAAACGCTTTTCGAGTAAAGAAGCGATCTGACGCAAAAGCAGAAGCAGCTATCTTTTCTGTCTCTGTCGTCACTTCTGCTCCCGTCGCAGAGAAAGATGAAGAGGCCTCGTACTTCTTGTCTGTTTCGTGCTTCTGATTCTGCTTGTGTTTATGTTTACTGAGCAGTTGAAGCAGAAAATCTAATTTCTTGTCAAGTCTCTCAATTACAGAGTAAATCTCGAAAGACTGTAGACTAAAAGGAGTGAGCTCCAAAGGGTTTTGATATATCTTTCCGAAATAGAAGAGATGAGACAAAAAACTCTTCGAGTCCTCCGAGTTCTGGAGCGACATGTAGAAGAGACTGAAAAGAAGTTGCCTGGAGGAAATATCGCTTGAGCTCTTTAAAAGGAGATGCCACGCGTTATCGAAGTATTTTACACGTTCGACAAACGCTTTGATCTTCTTCATACTGTTCTCGTTGATTACATACCAATCAATGACCTCTGCTGATACTGCATTCGCAGAGTTGACTTTCATTCCGACAGCGTTTGCGTTCTGAAATATGATATGAAACAAAGATTCTTCGACTCGGTCTTTGTAGTACAGAACGTAGTCCGAATTCTTCAATCGATCGCATATTTCGTCTGTTTCGCAAAGAGGAAGGAGATGGTAGGTCGTTTTTGCGCGATCCCAGGAATCCAGAGGAATCGACGCTTGCACGTACATCTCTTGTGTTCTCAGCGAAGTATCCTCTTCCTCTCTGCATTTGTGCCACAGGGAATATGCAGTTACCAATTCGTTCTCTAAACCCATCACAGATTGAATCTTCTCAAAGATCGCAGGGTTGATCCAGAAAGTGAGATCGCGACGGAGCCATTGACGCGATAAATCGTAACTGTTTCGCAAAGGCTCTTCCCTCTGTACCGCACTGTGATTCTTGGAAAGGGAAAATACGCCATCCCATACGCCATGCTCGTCTTTCTCCGCGACGATTCCAAGCGAATAATCGATGAGATTCTGAACATCTTCTTGCAAAGAATCCAGTTCGTGTTTCTGCACCGCATCCATTTCTGCATAGAGATCGCGCTTGGCTACGTGCAGGTGGAAGAGCAGATTCAGATAGAATTTGTGTTCGCGCGTGTAAAAATGATTCAGAGTCAGAAGATGTTTCGAGTCTTTCAAAGATTTCAGTTTCCATGTCTCTTCTTCATCACGAAAACATTCGCGATACTCTTGTGGATACTTTTCCTGTAGAAGATCAAGATCTATTTCGTTCGTGATACAATAGTCATCTACGAGTTCGCTATGCACCACGATACTCTGTACTCGCGGGTACATGACACAACGACCTTTTCTGTCAGAGATTCTGCACGTGAAAAGTTCGCGCAGAGGTACGAAGAAGTCGATGTAATATTCATAGCCTCGACTCGTTCGTATTTGCAAGATCTGACACGAATTCTCGGCTTCAAGAAGATGATCGATGATTTTCGCGAGTTCGTCGGCTTGCATGTTTTTTGGAAGCGCTTCTAGATTTGCTTCTTTCTTCGGGTCTTTGAACAAATCCTCGCTCGCGCCGCCAGTCACAGTAGTAACGTTTCCTGCTTTCTTTCTTGACCGAGAATCCGAGCGAGATCCGTAATGAATGCTAAACGTCGCATCCGATAAATCCGATTCCACAATGAGCACCTGTTTCTCAGCGAGCGACGGTCTCGTGAAAACGCCAAAGGTTTGTCTCACGTCGGTTTTCAGGAGCATCTCCGCTACTTCTTTCTTGCAAAAGTAAATATCTTCTGCTGAAACTATGGTGGAAAGATGAGGAGATACGAGTTGAACGACGTTTTGCATTTCTGAGCTCTTCAGTTCAATGGAAGCTTCGTGTTTCCACAAATTGATCCAAGTAGCAAAGAGGTAAGGGTAGAATCCTTTATAGATGACTGCGTTGATGAAATCTGGATACTGTGAACTAAAGATTTGGAATCGCATGATGACGTCGATTTGCTGCTGCTGTTGCAATGAATTGCTATCGCGCGAGAATCGAATGGATCCGCAGAATTTCTGATCATCTTTCTCAAAAGGAACTTGTCGCTTGACAAAGAGATCCATACCCCGGTCAGGTTCGCAGACGACGAAATTATCAATGAGTTTCTCATGGTAGTAAATCTCTCCCTCGAATTCTACGGCGTCTATGGGAATGGATCGCACGAGGGCTGCTTCTTGGATATTGTCGGCAGCATGAGAGGAGAATAGGATCCGGCAGTTCATGGACTCTGATTTTCTCGCAAGTCGAGGAACCCACACATCGCCCATTCGAAGAAACACAGAATCTTCTACGCAAATTTCATGAGATAATTGGATTCCGCGACGAACCCACTCGACTATATTCTCAAAATTTGCAGAATGATGATCGTGCATGAGATTCGCAAGATCGACGCAATCTTCTTTCTTTTCCAGCAGTGGGATTTCCGATTTCAAACCACTCAGAGATAGGATCAGAGTTTTCATGTAAAAATAAACTGTTTCTCGATTCGGAAGCTGGAACTGAATTTCCAAAGGTTTCAGCGCTGAATCATGGGGAAAGATCTCGTCTGAGAAGTTATCTGCGATGATCACAAATATGATTCTAGGAAAACTGCGGAGAAATTGGACGAAACTCTGGAACCAATTCGTGTCTTTCCAAGACGACCACTGCTCAGCGCTGAGTTTATCTACGACGAGAATGATGTTTCTGTATTTCAAGAGCTCGTTCGGTTGACTCAAGAAGACATCGATCATTTCTTGAAACTGGAAACTGAGGAAAAAATGGAACATGAATAGGCTAGAACTGCTTCCTCCTGTCGAGGCTTGCATGAAGCTTCGAATCGCTTGGATCGTAAATGTCTTTCCTGATTTCGGAGGGCCTTTAATGACAATGACTTTCCGTGGCATTGGTTGTATCTGAGGGTACATGACAGGTAGAATAATCGTCTCGGCAAGTTGGATTTGGAATCGTTGCTGAAGAAGCGGATCGTTCCATTCTGGAATTTTGGACTTTTCTTTGTTTTGCATATCGCTGGACTGCATAATATGTTCTTTCCTTCGGCGAAGTCGCAGTCCAGCGATTTTGTCTGTGATTTCGCGATGGATTCGATCGAGTTCCGTGAGCCATTCATCTTTTTTGTTCACAATATCGGCACTTCGAAGTGCTGTTATCTGTTGGATTGCGCTTTCATACAACGATTCTGCCATAGCTGGCTCCATTTCCAGAAGGTTCTTTGCACTATTCACTAAGCTAGTGACGTTTCTCAGAGTTGAAACTTGCATCTTAGAAAAAAATAGGAAATTTTTTCTTTTAAAAGAATATATTAGAGTAAAAATCATTTTTATTTTTATATCCATTGCGCGACATGGCATCGTCTTCGCCACAAATTCAAGTCTTGTTTCCTCTTGGTCATTTTTATGCGTGATTTGATGTCGCTTAGACGTTTTTCATGTCAATAGAGTTATTTCTTCGACGATTTCCATCAAATGCGACGAGAGTCATTACCTTTCAAAGGCAGAGTTTAAGAGATCTTTTAAAAGAGAACGAACGAGACGACGCGAACGATAAGGAAGAAGAAATGGGGGCAAGACATGTTGAAGATTTTGAAGACTCTTGTTCTTTCGATGACCATGGAGACGCTTGTCCTTTCGATGGCCATGGAGACGCTTGTCCTTTCGATGGCCATGGAGACGCTTGTTCTTTCGGTGGTGGTAATGGAAACTCTTGTCATCATGAAGATCAAATTTTGCGACATGCTTCTCCTTCGCCTTCTCATTCTCCTTCGAGACAAGAAATTGGCAGGGATAGCGGAAATTCGAGTACACGAACTGCTGCGCTCTCACCTTCCTTTTCAATAATGACATATGAAGATTTTGAAGCGGTATCTATTGTAATGGTTCTTCCTTATTCACAGCTTGAACATGATGGATTGCATGAAGAACTGAGGGAGAGGATTCTTTTGAGTATTTCAAACATTTTGAAAAATCTCTGTCATCAACGTTTCGACAAGTTTCAAGTAATATCTCTCACGCTGTTACTCATGTGGATCAAGAGGACGCGTAGGAGCGATTCTTGGAAAGCAGTCGCTGAGGTATTGCAAGTGTTCTTGTTTCAGAACGAAGTTTTTGGAATTGAAGGAGAAGGGGAAAACCATGGAGGTGGAAGCCAACTAGAATCTTTAGAGCAACACATGGATTTGCGAAAGTTTACAGTGAGATTAATTTGCAGAATTTTCTTTGCAAAAGAAGACACGGAAGAAGAAGATGAAGACATGCGTAATGAGTACGCTCGCGACCTCTACGCTTCAGCGGCTACTACTCATCAGAAGCTGACAGCTTTTATGTACATACGCAATCATAGTTATATCATGAAACACGTTTTTCGTGAAAGCGATGAAGAGTTCTTGACATTTTTGAAAGAGTTGGCAGATCGATATCCGAGCTTTCAAGGCTTGGACATTTATCGTCGTTTCATAGATACAATAGTAATAGGTAAGATGATACAACAACCGCTCAAACTTAGTGTAATCACTAGGCTAGAAGAAGAGAAAATATGACGTATCTTTCGTAAATCTAAGCATAATCATATACACACATCAGTCACATACGTCGAAATTCTCTAGTTAAGAACCTCCTTCTCGCTCGAACTATGTACCGTTTGATTATTATTTTCTTAAATTTTTTCCAGTATAGAGTTCAAGCTTCACGTGAGTTGATGTTGCTTATTTTCGACATCACAGACGAGCTCATCAAGAGAGGCAACGTCGTTGAACAAGATGTGAAATTTTATCAAGAGAGTATTACTCGTTTTCTCGAAAACCCCTGTGTTTGTCAATTCTTACTAGACTATGCGAAACGAAAAGGACAAGACGAACTAGATGGGACTTCGCAACACATACTTACTGTATTCTTCGACGCTCTTGAGCGCAACAATCCAAATCTTTTGCAGGAAGATCTGAATTCGCTTGAAATTAATCGAACCTTGGACTTCTTCTATGTGAAGGAGAAAATGTTGAAAGTGGGACATTCTGCAAACACTCTGTCTCAAGCGTCTGCTGCATCACCTCCGCTCCCAATCCAATCACTGATCGCTGAACCACCTGTCCAAGAAGACGATAATTCGGACCACAAGAATGTCATTCAAGGCCATGTTACTGTTTTGCTTTGATTGAACTAGATATTCGCTACATAACATGCATAGTAAGAATATTTATCTATTTTCACCGATTCGCTTACGCGCTAAAAATAAAGAGCCATAACCTTTCTAAAACGTACCCATACTCACCTCCTTGTGGATCAACCTTTGTCAAACCATGCATAAGATTCATATAATTAAGGATCGATAAGTTCATGATCTTCTTTTTGCAAACGGAAAATAGAGCAGAGTAAGTAAAAATCAGAGAATTCAGATCAGACGAAGCCGGGATCGGGAACTGACAGAGATCCAGGAACGTTTGCGCGAGAGATTTCGATTCGTCGCTGTGTAGCAATCGGAATCGCCGATTTAGTATATTAATGCCATCGTCTTTGAACAAGGGAGTGCGCATGTTTCCGTCGATATTCATGGTCAAAAACCGAAAACCGTAATTCGTGCTCTGCGTTAGCATCTCCTCAACCTCTCGCGGTGGAATATTCGCACATCGTCTGTAAACGAGTCCCATGGGTTGTACATCCAAATGCTTATCGTAGTTATCCAGGCCAAAAAGGAAAGTTTCATTGTGCTCAAAAGGGTCGCCTTGTGCAAAAATAGTTCGATCGCTTAGCTTGTTGTAGTTATTCAAAATGTGGTACAGATACGAATGACCTTCTCTCCCGATGTTGGGAATTTGCAATATTCGCAAAGAGGCCAAAGTCGAGATATGCTGGCCTTTGTTGTAGACAATCGCGATGTCATTGTAGGCTCGAACCCATTCAAGGTCTTCTTGGAAGCGCGCGATAACCAGTGTTATCTCTCTTGTGCAGAACTTTGAACCTGTGAAACTGAGGACATGTTTACCATCCGCGCGAAGCTTCATCGTGTACCTCGTGAACCGATTTCTCGAAGTGTACAAGTAGACCATGTTGTCGACATTTGGAGCTCCAAGATATTGAGTGAAGTCTCCGCGTCGAAAGACACAGCGAAGGAACAAATCGGATGGATACTCCGAATCTTCTTCCAGAATCCAATGCTGTCTGCCCGAACTATCGTCGTGCGAGTACCAATCGACGATGTTTAAATGAGCATGGCAGCTCATATACATGCCTTTGTATCTAATAGCGACGTAGTTCCTATCTGGGAATTTTTCTATCGTGACATCGTAATCAATATCCGAACGCAATCGCTCGAAATAATTGGAGGCATCAACATATGGTTTATGGATCATCGTGGAAAATGATTCTTAGCTTAAGATACAGTGAATACTTAATTTCTTAAATTGACATTTTTTCATGTATCGAATTTATTAAAAGACTTTTACGACATAAAACATAGTTCATTCTTACTTAAGAAATACTAGAAGAAGAGCATCATCTTACAACATCGTTTAGATAACGAAAAAAGAAGGAGTTATCATAGTAAAGTTGCACGCCTTTGCAGAATCTTCTAATAAGAAATGCTATAGTATCCGTAGCCATGTTGAATTCCGTTCTTGAACATTCCAGCACGTTCCTTGCTACCATCGTCTGATACAAATTTGAAACTTCCAGTGATTGTTCCCGCATCGATGAGTTTGCTGAGGCCAAAGAGTTTACCAGGGACGGAGTCAACCTCGTAATCGATGGTTTTACAAGATTCACGTTTCACGCGGGCAACATTTGAAAGAATACTTCTGATGTGGTAGTCTCTGCATGCACGAAAGTATTCTATCTGCATGTGGATGGTCTCCATCTCCAAAGGAAAATGAGAGCGAAGAAATCTTCTTACAGTGACTTCTGTCATGCACAAAGTATCTCTCGGAAGCACATAGTCTGTAAGGAAGTACGCTTTCTTTCTGCAGCAACCCAAGACAAATTTCTTCCCTTGAAGAGTTGTTAACAAAAACTTTCCCCCGGGAATGTTGAGCGATTCGTATTCCTTGGCTCGAAGCATGATCTTCAAACAAGAGAGATAAGCATCGTCTATCTCCTTCACCATACCCGCAACGAGTAGCGAGTATCTACTGCGTTTGTTGAAAGGATCACAACCATGTAATTCTCTGTCGTTAATGAGAGGGTCTTCTTCTATTTGCTTCAGCATCTCTGGAAAATTGAAAAACGACATGAACAACGCTTTGCAAGTTTCACCTAGCGTCGTCATCTCGATTAACTGTCCAAGAGAATCTTGTAATTATGACAATTTGCATGTTTTGTATATACGCGCCTCAAAAGTCCTTTATTCGTTCGTTTATCTTTCACTCTTATCTTTTACTTATTTTGTTTTGAGCTTCACAAGAATGATTTACAGATGACGTCACATGGTGACCGATTTCATATGCTTCTCCCGGTAAAGGGTTTAAAAAATCTACTCTTTCATCTAGGAAATGATGACTCCATCGACAATAATAGCATATCCTGTTGCTTGGTCACCCTGCACCGTCGAAATACACACCACTGAGGCAGAAGGAGGTATCACTGCAGAGGTATCGTCGTAATTGAGCGTATAACCCTGAGGAGTTGAAGAAATTTCTCTTAATTGTATGATTGCACCAGCGTTCGTTGCAAGTAAGCTGATTGTATTTGCCACGTCTGATGATGTAATAAAATACACTCCTGCTTTGTCCACATTCGCAGGTACTGAAGATGATGCTGCCGAAGCTGTCATTAAATTGTTTGCTGGAAACATGGAAGTCAGAGCTTCTACTTGTAATCGCAGCGTCTCTACTTCACTCTGAAGCGCTAGCGTTCCTGAACTTGTCGGAAAGCTTATCACGCGATTGTTCACCGCAAACTCCCCTGAAACAGAGAGCGCATCAACTGTGGTTGATCCCGTGAGAGTAGCATTTTGAAATGTTACGTCACTATCATTCTTCAGAGCAAGTTTCCCAGCTACAGTTGGAAGAGTAATTGAGCAAGTTTTTGCCATGAAAGTAGCAGTATTAAACTTTACCGATGCACCTACCATAGATTCTGTTCCAAAGTTTGCAGTTCCCGTCGAATTGAAGACTCCGGTGGCAGTTGTTGTGCCGTTTAAAGTTGTGGTCTGAAAGGTCACGTCTGTATCGTTCTTCAGAGCAAGCTGACCTGCAACAGTTGGAAACGTAATTGATTTTTGATTCAGTTGAATACCTGAATCGTTGTTTATCGAAACCGATCCGGATATGGTCACTGCATTTAAATCAGCTGTCGTTGTGGATGCGAATGTACCACTAATGCTGAGATTCGCCGCTGTTGAAAGACCCGTAAGAATCGCTGCATCAATCGTTTTGTTTTTCAAAGTATTTGATGTATTCTCCCCCACCAGCTTATCAAGTGTGTTTCCTGATCCAAGAGATGGAACGGTAGCAAAGCTAGAAGTTCCATCACAAGTGAATGAACCACCTACCCCAGCGATTTTCAAATCACCATTTGAAACCGTCGAACCGGTGAGAATCGCCCCATTCAGCGTCTTCTTTGTGAGCGTGTTTTCTGTATTTGCACCGATGAGAACGTCAGAATCTTTTCCTGCGATTGCAAGAGTTGGTGCGACAGCAAAACTCGAAGTTCCCGTGGAACTGAAAAAATTTTCGACGGTTGTAGTATTCTTCAAGGTTGTATTTTGAAAAGTCACATCTGTATCATTCTTCAGAACCAGCTGACCATTGGAAGTAGGAAGAGAGATGGAACAATTTCTCGCCATGAAGGAGGTGGTGTTGAATTTTACAGATGCCGATGATGCACCACCTTGTGTATCCGTCCCAAAAACCGCAGCTCCTGAAATAGTGAGTCCTGCTGCTTTTGTCTCACCTGTGAGTATTGCTGTATCAAGTGTTTTGTTTATCAACGTATTTGTCGTCTTCTCACCCACAAGCTTATCGATGGAAGATCCAGATCCAAGAACAGGAGCCGATGCAAAAGTCGCCGTTCCAGCACAGGATATTGAGCCAGAGCTTGAGATTTTCAGATCACCACTAGAATTAGTTTCTCCACTGAGAATAGC